GACTAAATCTCGCTAATATGAATTAAGGAGGAAAAAGGATATGTTTATTCCAAGACATCCTGTTGTAGAAAACCAATTTTGCAGCTACGCTGAAAATACCTCTTTTGGTTCTGCCGGCGTAGGTGGCGTCATTGCTTATGCAGGTTCCGTTGTATTCCTGGATCCTAGTGCTAGTAATGAAGAACCAATGGTGAAGAAAGTATACTACAACTACGGTGAGGCACCATTCGGTTTGATTGAGCAAAAGGTTAAAACTGGTTATCACCAGGTACATCCTACTGGATTCTATATGCCTGGAGATTTGGGTTCCAGTGACGTTATTGCGCAGGCTTACTATGATGCAAACGGCGACATTGCTGGTCACAAATCAGCACCTGTTGGCGTTGCTCACTTAGGCATTTGGGATACAGTACACTACACCTGTAAGCAAGACGGTGCCGCAGGCACGGTCGATTCTGGTTTCCACATGAAACCTGGAATGAGCCTTTTCCCTGAAAACGAAAACGCTAAACTCACAAACTCAACTACAGATGCGACAGCGTTGAGTGACAATCAGGGTGAAAGATGCGACACGACCGTCGTGGCCAGAGTGTGTAAAGGTGCTAGCGCAGAAAAATGTGAAGCTAACATTGGTAACACAACTCTTTACCCAATTAGGGTAAAACTGCTTATTTAATAAGCTTTTAAAAAAGATTAACGGATAAAGACACTGAACTCATTGTGTCTCCGCAACTACATGTTAAGGAGGAAGAGTAGACATGGATAAGCGCGAAATGCAAGAACTATTTAAGGCAACCGCTGAGATTAATACGCCTGAGGGTCTTGCTGCCTACAGAGCTTTCGCAGCTGCTCTTACTACTCCGATTCTTCAGAAGATTGAGCTGGAATCAATCATGAGAAAACTGTTCGCAGTTGAAAGATTGGCTCCGGGTGCACAGGCTGTTTATCCTGTAGCAGAGGATTTTGAGATCCCTGTATGGGTTCTCCCAGGATTGGGCTATATGGCACAGAACTTCATCGAAGGTATTGGAGAAGAAGTTTATGTCCCAACATTTGCTATCAACGCAAGTGCGGACTGGAAAGTAACGTATGCAAGAGACTCTCGCGTGGACATCGCCCAGAGAGCTGCCGCTCGAGTAGCTAAAGACTTGGCCAATTACGAAGAAGAGTGTGGGTGGAGAGTTATTATGCCAGCCGCTACCTCATCTTTCTCTGGTAAAGGTCTTTTAGGTCCTCGTCCAGCTCCTATCTACGAAATATCTCCGGGTGCAACAGGCGCCGGTTATCTATCAAAAGAATTGATCAACAAAATGATTGTTGGTTTTAAAAGAATTGGTAGAACATTGACTGACCTGTACATTTCACCTGAAGACGCAGCGGATATCAGAGAATGGACTGATACCGACATCGATCCAGTGACCAGACGTGAGATTTTCCAGGCAGCAGGAATGGGTTCCCTTTGGAACGTGGCTCTGCACGAGGTACAACATCTCGGAGCAACTGGCCTGTACAATATCAACGGATATGGTTCTGGATTTGGTAAGTTTGTAGCCGACAGTGGTAACGCTTACAACAGCTACACGCTGGACAATCCGAACATTACAAGTGCTGATGGTACAGTAAGTACATTGGGCGAAACACAGGTTTTAGCTTTTGACCTTAGTGTTAATGATTCTCTTGTAATGCCGATCCGTAAAGAATATGAAGCACATGAAGATCCAACTCTGCTCCGTGTCCAAAAGGCAGGTTTCTTTGGCTGGGCCGAGCTTGGTTTTGCATGTCTCGATTCTAGAATGCTCGGAATGGGTGTTATCGACAGGTCCCTATAATAAATGTTCTATGAATATTATGCTTTATAGTACCCTGCGCTTTTGCGCGTGGGGTACTATAATAGTATTTGGGATATGGAGAATGAACACTACTTTAGGCAGGTAAATCCTGGGTAACCGTGGCGACCCGTCCGGTTACCATTAGCTGACGAGCCGGCCCCAGGGTCTGTCTATAAACTAACCTTCTTATATATAGAGGAGGGCTAACTACCTTAAATGGAAAAGGAAAAGACCATTTTATCATAGTCCATCAGACAAGGAAAAGGAGGAACGCTAATGAATGGATATGTTAGAAATAAAGGGATTACATGGACACACGCCATGAAGAGGGCCATTAGGCCCGGACAAAAAATTCCTCTCGACGAGCTGTATCAAGAATACGGTGTTAAGCATGACTTGGCAGAAGGAGAGGAATTCATAAACTGGCTTAGAACTGTTAAACTTAGAAATACCGATCTCTGGGAAATCGTATTTCACGGAACGGAAGAAATAAAAGAAGAGGAACCGGAGGAAGTAAAACAGGAAGAAGAAGCACAAGGTCCTGTAATGGAGACAGAAGAAGTAGAGGCCCCCATTAAAGAAATGACGGTAAGGGACGTAGTCCGGCTGTCGGTGAGGAGAGGAAGAGAGGTCTTACCAAAGGTAATGGATTTGAATTTATTGAAGTACGCACTTCAAGAAGCAAATCAGCTTACAGGGAAAGACACTCTCTGTAGAATGCTAAGAAAGCGTATTATGGAATTAGAGATTTCTAGGTAGTCTAAAAACCTTTAGCAAAATAACAAGGGGGTAAATCAATCATGGCTAGAAGTTTACTAAGACAATTAGAACAAATTAGACGTTCTGCTACCTACGACGACGCTGTATCAAATATCAATACCTCAGCAGTCGCCGAACCAACAGTATCCGGATCTCTTGAAGATGATATGAACGTTGTTCGTTCATTGATGAAGCAAGTCAAGGGTACAACAAATTGGTATGATGATTTAGGTACATATTGGGATCCTACCGCTACCGATTCTGGTAATGGTACAACCAAGCAGATGGACCTAAATAACATCTTGGGTAAAACTACTGATTCACAAACTGTGTTGATTGCTGTAAGAGAGGACAACTCTGGATCTTTCCACACTGTTGCTTCCGGTACAGCCAGCATCGACGATGTTGCTATCACAACTCAGTATGCTACCAACGCAGACAGAACTGGTCTTCCAATTTACAACGATGGAACAGTAGGCTCCACAGACATGCGTGTATGCCGTGTTGACGTTATCGACGCCAATACAGACGCAGAGTTTGAGGACGGCTCTGGTAACACCGTATTCGCTCTGTTAACTGCAGGTGGAACGGGATCTGGAACAGACGTAAGCTTCGACTTTTACGTAAATGATTCCTCTCCAACACCTTACACATTTGACGGAAGCGAAGGTGTATCTAGTGTATACTTTATCTACCCACAGAGAAAGGTCATGGCAGACGTTGCTGAATACGAATGGATGCGTACAGACTTTGTCTCTTCTTGGGAAGGTGACGTAGAACTCGTAGAAGACATTTCTAACTTGTGGTCATTCACAGGCGCAGGCGATAATTTAACCTCACCTACTTGGACAAATACCACTGGAAATTATCCACTAAGTGGCGACCCAAGTGATCTTGAGGCAGCTATTAACGCACTGAACAATGCGATTGACGACATGACATTCACAGAGGACAACTACATCGCTGACGGCGACACAGTAGCTGACGCTCTGGATAAATTAGACCAGGCATTGAAAGATGTCGAAGAAAGCGTAACAGCTGGCGTAGCAGATAAGTACGTAGAATCTATTTCCTCAGGTTTCAGTGCTGGCACACTACACTCACTTCCATACAGCATTACCTACACACCAGATGCAACAGCTGGTACCGAAGGTTCTAACATGGATGTGTTCGTAGACGGTCAGTTATTGGCAGCAAGCACAGGCGCCGCAGGCGTCAATGCCGATAGAGACTATGCGGAGACTACGGCTTCCGGTATTACATTCCACTTTGACATACAAGTGGGCAGAAACATCACCTATATGGTAAGACAGTAAAATATAGGTATATTTCTAATTGTCAGGCCATAAGGGGTCAGCTTGCTGGCCCCTGATATAAAAGCCGGCAATCCACTTGTACATTAATATTTCCACCAAAACAACATAGGGGGTAAATAAATATGGGTGTCAATTACACTAACATAACGTATGATACCGGTTATCCGACAGCCCCAGCCGTTCAAGTAAACGACTCTGATATAGATATCGTTGTTGACGGTCTCGACGTTGATGTTTCTTTAGTCGGACCTGATGCTTGGACGCCTACGCATTATAAGTTGTGGAATATTAATGGAGTCACTACTTCGGGGGCTGCATCGTGGGAAACATATGCAACTAGAGTATCTGGAACGCTGATTAATCAATCCGGAAAACAGTACATTTATGCACAGTTTAAGGATGCTTCCAATGAAACAGGTGCAGTTACATCAAGTGGTGTAACATTCTCATGGTCAGAACCTACCGTACATTCTAGCGCTAGCTGGGGAACCGACTGGGCTAGTGAAAACTACGGAAGCGCCAGTAGTGCTACGTTAAGCAACGCAACTTATAACACAGACATTGTATTAAGTAAGAGTAATATACCTGGTCTAGAGTTTGGCGGTAAGGATTTTTCCGATGTTCAATTCGGATCTGATTTTATAAGGGGCTCATCTTCTGGTTATTTGGCCGGTCTATTAGCAGGCGGCGGCTCTTTGAGCGTAACCAAGGTGATGCCAACCGATAATGGTCCTTTGGTTTGGTGTGATAAGGACGAAGATGGTACTAAGGTAACTATTACTAAGTATGGCGGAGGCGAAAAGACTGGTTTAGCTGGTGACTATCAGGGCCGTTTGGCTAATTTTAGTTGGACTCCTGGAACCAAGACATTAGCCTTCGACATCACCGAGTTCTCTCAGTATGGCTTCACGGTCGTAGATTCAGTCGAATTTACTACAGACTCTACGTCTGGTGGTTACAACGGAAACTCAATCACCTTGAAGGTTTTAGTTAAGGACGAAGTAGGTGATGAGGTAGAGAACGCACCAGTTACTATCACTAAAACTGCAGGAGACACAATCGGTAACTTCTCATCTAACCCAGTAAACACCGATGCCAGCGGCATCGCTACGTTTACATTGAATTTGACGGCAGTAGGAACATGTACATTTGAAGCTGATGTAGACGGTGTTACAGACAGCAAGAACCATTGGTCTATAGATTATAACACCGATAACAGTAGAAGTTTGTTGCGTCAGTACGAACAGATTCGATGGTCTGAGACATACGACGACGCCATATCTAATCCTAATTCTGCATCTGTTGCAGAACCTACAGTAACGTCTGGTTCAGAGATGAGACTTGAACACGACATGAATGTGTTCCGCACATTGGTGAAGCAGTTCAAGGGTACTACAAATTGGTACGACGATCTGGGAACGTATTGGGATCCAACAGCTACGGATTCTGGAAACGGCACAACCAAGCAGATGAGTTTGAACAACATCATGGGTAAAACCACAGACTCTCAGACAGTTCTGTTGGCCGTGAGTGATGATAACTCTGGTTCTGGTTTTACGACCGCTTCTGGTTCAGCAGGCATATTGGCCTCCATTACAACCAGATATGCTACAAACGACAACCGTGTTGGTTTACCAATCTACTCCAGCACCGGTGGAGACTATCCAGATGAGGGCGGAAGCGACGACGTATGTGTCGTAGATCTTATCGATAGAGACACCGGCGGAGAATTTGTAGATGGTTCTGGAAACATCATCTTTGGTAGACTGCATGATGCAGCAGACCACGGCGGAACTGGCTCATTGACTGATGTTTATGTCAAATTCTACACCAGCGCCGGCGCGTATACCTTCGAAGCAACAGATCCTACGGACATAGCTATTGTTTATCCTCACCGAAAGGTAATGGATGCAGTAGAAGAGTGGGAGTGGGCAAGAACTGACTTTGTAAGTTCTTTCGAAGGCGACGATGAGTTGATAGAAGATATCTCAAACTTGTGGTCATTCACAGGTGCGGGTAATGATGTCACGTCTCCAACCTGGACAAACACATCCAACAATTATCCATTAAGCGGAAATCCATCAGATCTTGAAGCTGCTATCGACGATCTCAATGATGTTATAGACGATCATACATTTACAGAAGATAACTATATTGCAGACGGAGATACCTCAGCTGAAGCTCTAGATAAGTTGGATCAAGCACTTCAAGATGTTGCCGACAGTGTTGCAGCAGGATTGGAAGATATATATGTAGAAGAGTTATCGGCTGATGTAACCGCCGGAACACTTCATTCATTACCAACTGGAGTTACATACACACCTGATTCCACATCTGGAGAAGAAGGAAGCAACATGGACGTCTTCTTAGACGGTCAGTTGTTAGCCGCTAGCACAGGCGCCGCAGGCGTCAATGAAGATAGAGATTATGCCGAAACCACTGCGTCCGGAATCACATTCCACATGAATGTATACCAATACTCAAACGTCACCTACAGGGTGAGACAATAGGAGGTAACATAATATGTCATATACACCACCTGATGGAGACGCTGTAAATTTCAGTTTTGAAGGCGGATACTCCGCTCCTAGTGGCGATGAAGTACATTTCCTTTTTGGAATTGTAGCCATTATAACCGTTAACTCCGTATCTAGGTCTACTATCGGTAATACAGCAGGTTTTGATAAGTCAGTTATAAATTGGCAAAGTAGCGCTGCTGGAGAATATTCTTTGGAGATGGGCGGAACCGGTGTTGGCACCGGCGACGTTATGGCTTCAGGAACTATTGGAGCCGACGCGGCCATCAATACAGAGATTACTGATGATGACATTACTGGAGCAGACGGCTATTCAGGAGAGCAAGAGTACCGTTTTAACATTTATGTGCAGAGTTCGGACGGCATTTGGACACCATACGGCTATAGCGGCTAAATATTAATACGATACACAGCGAGGAGCTCTTTTGGGCTCCTCGCATTACCATTCACAGGACAAGGAGGATTTAAAGATGTTAGAGGACAGAGCAGTCAGGAATAAAATAAGACATGTTGTTATAAAAGCAGAGAAAGACGAGATTATTACCAAAGAGGAAGTGGCTTTTATCATAGCTCTTATTGAAAAGGGCAGGAAAGAGATAGAGCACAAAGCATCCAGACTTAACATGCTGAAGGGTGAAATTGCTCAGTTAAAAGAAAATAATGTTCTTGTAGCAGAGACTAGAAAGGACGACTCTCTTGCGGGCAGCGATAGAATAGCGGCTTTATTCTCCAATAAGTTTACAGGCGAACTTGATAAAAAGAAAGTTCATATGGACATGTTGCGCGGAGAACTTGCACAATTAAGGTCAAACGAGGCCGCTATTGTGGGTCTGGTAGAGAACCTTATTAAAGCAAAAGAAAGGGATATGGCTAGACAAGAAACTGCGGCTAAACTACGTGAGGCTAGAGCAGCACAAGCAGAGAAAACAGAGAAAATCAAGAAAGCTCTTACAAAAGAACAAGCAGATAAAGCAGAAGAAACAAAGAAGGATGTTACAGATAAATCTGGCATCCATGAACCAAAAGACAGCTAATCATAAACTTTCCACCGACATAGTGTCAACATATTAACGACACACTTGATTAATTTGTCTTCTAAAATTTGAATAAGGATCGAGACGCTATGGTAGATAACATCCATGAGTGGAAAAATATCTATACGTATACCCATTTTTTATGGACCGGAATAAAACCGGAGAATAGAGCTCAATCCTTGCGTGAATACAAGAGCCCACCATCAGAGTATCCTGTTGGTGGGTTTATTTTTTAGGAGAATAAGGGACTTACCGGTCTATGATTATATTACGCAAGCCAAAAACAACTGCAGGAGTTATCATACTTGGCGAGACACCGTCTGGTCTTATAAACGGTTCTAACCAGACGTATACAACTGCGTATAATTATAGGCCTGGCAGAATTCAAGTTTATTACAACGGCCAAGCATTACACAGTCCAGACGATTTCACTGAGACAGGATATAACGAGTTTACTCTGACACATATGTTGCCTGACAACACAGATGAACTCAGGGTTACATACGAGGTGGATGGTTGTGTGGGTCCTGCTCCATCTAATTGCCTCACCGAAGAAGATCATGATGCTTTGTCGCACTATTTTCTAGATTTAGAAGATACGCCTCCCACATACAGTGGGTCAGAAAACCAAGTAGTTACGGTAAATTCTACAGGCACAGGGCTGGTTTTTACAGTAGCCAGCGGGATTTTAAACGAGCAGTATGGTATAGAACCTATACCAAATGGAGCAGACTCAGTGAATGTGATCTTTCCCAGAACGTTCAATGATTCAGATTATACGTTGACCACAGACATTGAGAACTTAGTCGATTCTAAGCCATCGGCTTTTGCTTCTATAATATCTGCCAAGTCGAATTCTGGATTTACAGTAATATTCTCCGGAGATATCGATACATCGAATTATAAATTAAATTGGCTTGCCAAGAAGAATTAAAATAAAACAAGGAGGACATCTAGATGGCTAAATTTCAGGATAAACACCTAAAACTGAGATACAATCAAAGAGCCTATTTTGGTGACAATGATGATTGTAGTATCTGGCACGACGGTGCCGGGATGCGTATATCTTGTACCATTAGCGGTGTTGATCCTCAGGAAGATTACCACCTTACTACTAAGCAATATGTAGATGGTCAGACATTTCTTGATTTACCTGATACACCAGCTACATATTCTGGTTTCGGCGATTATCTTGTTACTGTTAAGCCGGGCG